ACCGAGTTTGTTTTCGGCTAGCGGGGCAGATATTTACAAGTCGGCAAGTCTATGGCGAGTTCGCTACGACGGAAGGGACTGTTGCGTCGGGGCAAGAACTAAAAGAGCGGCATGGGACTGGTGCGAAATGACGGAGTATGCGAACAAGAAAGCAATAGAAAATTGGGAGGCTAACTACGGCTGGACGCTTGGCAAGCAGGAAGGGGTGGATTTTAGGTATGAGTGACGACAGGCAGACCGACGAGCATTTGTGTCAGCAGTTGCAGTGGCTGTGGGATGACGAATTCCCGTGTGGAAGCGAAGTTATAGAAGATTCAATTTCTAGACTTGAGCAGTACCGCAACGAGGTAACGAGCGTACTTGAGCTGCTCGACGGACTGGCGAGCCAATGGGGTGATGAGGCGGTGTTTCGTAGGTGCCGGGATAGGCTTAGGGAGTTGGTAAAATGAAACAGTTTAATCACGACTCTAGCGAACTTCGGGCAATCGCCAATCTGTTGGACGCGATGAACGAATTTGATGCGCAAATGGACGCCATAGGTGCAAGCGTCCAGGTTGGTCCAGAGGTATGGTGGTGCGATCAGTTGATGGGGCATATCGTTCGGGCGAACGAGGGCGACAACGAAGGTCCGTGGGTGTACCGGCTAGATTCGCATGGGAACGAGTCGATGCGATGGACAGCGGACCATTTGGCGATTCAGCCGAACGAGTGACGTAGGTTGATACCTCACCCGTGGTGTTAATCCAGGAAACACAACCAGCGGCAGCGCTGGGAAAGGAACAAGGTACAATGAAGCTTCTGAATCTCAAGTCTTTCAACATCCCGTTGCCATCGGACTGGCGGACGATCATTGCCAAGCTTGCGGCTAGGGATGGGATGCGTCTTTCTCAGTGGGTCCGGGAGAAGTGCATTAGGCCAAAGCTTGAGGAGTTGGGGCATCGGGTTAGCGACGTTGCGAGGATGGGAGCACCAAAGAAAGAGGAGCATGGGGATGAATGACGAAAAGGACGTGGAGCAGTGGGAAGAAATTTGGGATCTTCCGGATGAAGATCCAGGGCCATCCGGTGTAGCTATTGCCTTTTGTGCGATGGCTGTTCTGATGATTGTTGGGCTGATATCGATGTGGTTTTTCGTTCAAGCATTGGCCGCACTGATCGGCTATCCGCTTGCATCAATCGCATTCCTTGGCAGTGCGTTCGGTGGCGTGGTTTATTGGTCGCTCGATTTGACGTCGGGTTAAATTGGGTTATTGTTTGGTTCTCCTGTTGGGGCGGGGTGTGGTGGGTTCCGCACAATCCGCCACGCCCCGCTTTTCTTTTGGGTTAGGAGGTTGGGTCGATGGCTAAGCATGGTCTAGATGTTGTTGCTGCTAGTGTTGCATATCGCTACAACGCAACGATTTTTGGCGTCGTCGATGGCGATACGTTTGACGCGATGGTTGATCTTGGGTTTGGGGTGTTCCGCAAGGAGCGGTTCCGGGTCTACGGAATAAATGCCCCGGAGCGCGGGAAAGATGGGTGGCTTCGGGCCATGGGCGATCTTTCCTTTTTTCTATCGAATGGTGGTTCGCATAAAATTGCTACGTTTAAGGACCGTCGCGACAAATACGGGCGGTACGTTGCGGACGTGGTTATTTTGAATCATCATGGGTTTGCCGCATGGCTATCGGATGAGATGCTGCGGCTTGGAAACGTTGTGGAGTACATGCAATGAAACGGGCTAAATGCATTCAAGAGATTCACGAAATTAAGTTGCCGGTCGGCACGTTGCAACATGATGAATACATCGAGCTTGCAAGGCCAAAGCTTGGCGACAAAGTTCTTCTGAATGATGGAGTTGTCAGCGAGGTGATAGCGCCTTGGGGATGGCGATTGATTATCAAAAAGAAAGAAGGGACAGAATGAAAATTGAAGCGAATCGAAAGCAACTTCTTGATGCGTTTAAGCATGTGGCGACGTTAGCGGGCGGAGCCAAGGAAATCCTTGGATATATCCTGCTGGATGCGGACGCCAACCAGCTTTTCGCTACCAACATGGAATTGGCCGTTGGCCATTCGTTCAGCAAGTCGGGCGATGGCGGATGCTGTCTGCTTCATGCTCAACGTGTCGGGTCGATCCTCCATGAGCTATCTTGCGAGGTGGTCCGGATTGATACAACGGACAGCGGGATCCGGATGAGCGGGGGCGATGGTGAATTCTCGTTGCCAACGGCCAATGTCGACGAGTACCCAAAGCAACAGCCAGTTGAGGCGGAGCACACCGCTAGCATCGACGCGAATTTACTTCGGCAGGTGGTCGCTATGTGTTCGCCATGCATCGACGATTCCAGCGGGCGATTTGCCCTTGGTGGCGTCCGGGTTGAGGTAACGGAAGATGGCTTGCGGTTCGTCGCGACGGATGGCAGGCGGCTAGTCAAGATCGGTCCGGATGGTGACGCCATCGCGTCGGCGGTGGTTCCGGTTAAGGCTTTGCAGTTGGCCTGCAAGTCGGCTGGTCCTCTTTCCGTGTCGATCGGCAAGGATGCCATCGAGCTGGACGGAGATAATTGCATTGTGTCGGCAAGATTGATCGAAGGGCGGTATCCCGAATGGCGAAAAGTCATTCCGAAGAAAGGTGGTCCGGAGTTTAGCGGGGCAAGCCAAGATTGGCTTAGGGCAGTCCGGCAGGCGGCTATCTGTTGCGTGGAGGAATCGCGGGGCGTCGATCTTTTGATTGCTGAGAGCAAGGCTACAATGCAGGCGAAGAATGCCGACGTTGGGGCGAGCCGATGCGATGTTGATTGCGAGGCATCGGGGAAGATCGCGGCTACGATTGATTGGCGATACCTTGCCGACTTCCTGAGGGGGGCTGGCGACACGGTATTTAATGCTTGCACGGTTGGGCCATCGAGTCCGATTCGGTTTGATATCGGGGAAGATGTTACGTTTGTACTTATGCCAATGAGTAAGGATGCAGCATGACACACCCAAGCAAACGGAAAGGCAACGGCTTCGAGCGGGAGGTAGTCAGCGCATTCTCGGAGCGTACCGGCTGGATTGCTGAGCGAGCATACGCAAGCAACGGGAAAGCACTAGGCAAGGATGAAACGGTCGACGTACTGGCGACATTTCTTTTGGCCAGTGAATTGCATCCGCAGTTGGCTATTCAATGCAAGCGACGGAAAGTCGTTGCGGAATGGATGCAATGCAATGAACATCAGGACGCAGTGGTTTACCGCGCCGATGGGAAGCCAGCCTACATTGCCATGCCGTTATCGGTGTTTCTCGATTTGATTGAAAGGGTCCGGCAATGACCATGGAAAAGATATTGGAGGCAAGGGCTAGACGATACGGCGACTTCATCGATAACGCGACGATTGCGCAAGCAATGAAGATGGCGGCTATCGGAAACGTTTGGATTGACATGGATCCCGACGCACAAGAAGCAATCGATATGATTTGCACGAAGATAAGCCGCATTGTTACAGCCGACTGGAGGTACGTCGACAGCTGGCGGGACATTGAAGGATTTGCCAAGCTAGTAGCCGATCGGCTGGAAGCGGAGGAACTGCGGAAAAATTTGACAGGTCATTAGGTCGGGATAAGATACCATCCAGGATACCCATGCGCTGGCGGGGGTGGTGCGTCTGACCCTCGCACTAAATGCCCCCGCCAGCCTCTTCTATTTTGGGGGCTGGAATGAAAGAAAAACTTGATTCGCTTGTGCGTTCACGTCGCTTTTGGGTGGCAGCCGCTGGTGTTGCCGTTGTGTTTCTCAAGGAGGCGGTAGGCGTCCCGCTAAGCGAAGAACAGATTACGCAACTGGTTTTGCTGGCCGGTTCGTGGATCGTCGGCGAATCTTTGCGATCGAGCGAGGGCTAAGCCAATGGATAGAATCCTTGCCCGCAGGCGAGCAAAGAAGCACGCTCGCAAGGTGGCCGCCGAATTGTGGCGGAAGCATCGCGATCGGGATGCATGCCTAAATGAATTCAATGAGATCGCCAAGAGCGATCCGCAGTTGGTCGGATTGGATCCGGCTACCATCTTTCTTTTGGTCCAGATGGCTTTGAAGCTTTGGGCGTGGTGGCGGCAATATCAGAAAGACAATCCAGGCGATTCTCCAGAGCCGGGCGAGCCATGGCAGGAGGATGACGACGATGTTTGATGACATGCTGGACAATCCTTGGCGGGCTGGGGCTTTGCTGATCGGGGCTTATTGGGCGTGGCGGAATATCCTTGGTGGTAACAATCAGCCACAACCACAGCCACCACAGCCACCTCCCCCGCAACCAGATCCGCCACCGCCACAGCCGACGGGAGCGGTTAGCCGGTCGGATGCCATGCGAGCCGCCGACGTCCTAGCTTCCTACTTGACGCAAGCCGGAAACGAATCCGGCAAAGCAGATCTAGCCAAGGTGGTCAACGCGATTTGGGGCAAGTGATGCAACCGTTTGACCGATGGGCACCGCTGATTGTGGTTGTGCTCTTGCTGCTATCTAGTGGCAAGGGTGGCGGTATCGTTCCGGTTCGCCCTGTCGATCCAATTACTGGGGCCTGGGTAGTTGTTGTTGAGGAGACAAGCCAGCGAACGCCAGAGATTACCAAGGTAGTCACCGACGCGGCATTCTGGCAATCGGTTCGGGATCGCGGATTGAACTGGATTATATTCGACAAGGATCAGCCGGAAGCGGCTGGCCAGGTCAAGGCGCTGGCCGGCAAGCTTCCGGGGCTTGTTATTCAAACACCAGGACAGCAAAGCAAGATCCTTTACGCGGGCGAATTGCCCAAGAGCAAAGAAGAGATTAACGCTTTGATTCGGAGGCATGCCGGATTATGAGCGAAGTTATTTTGATCGATGGCGTTCAGTATGGGACCGGGCTACTTGTCCCGACGTTTAAGCCAAAGACGTTTCCCGTTTATGGTGATAACGGGCCGATGTTTACGCGGGACCAGATCGGCAAGATTGTTACCGATCCGGAACGGGTGGCTGGTTCCCGATTGTTTACTCCGGAAGAATGGATCCGAAGCCAGGGCAACGTAGGCAGTTGCAATGGGCAAGCCGCATCCCATGCATTGGAGCGGACGCAAGTAAGCCGCGGCATCAAGCGACGGCGGCTATCCGGCGAGGGGCTTTACGCTTTGATTAACGGCGGGGTCGATCAAGGCAGTATGCTCGATGATGGGATGCATGCGTTAGTTAATAACGGGGCACCAGAGGAACAGTACGTTCCGGTTGCTCGATTCTTTACGCAGCGTCAGCTATCCCGCGATGCCGTGGAGTCGATGAAACGGAACAAGGCGCACGAATGCTACCGGGTCGAAACAGAAGACGAACTGGCGAGCGGGCTGGCCGCTGGGTTCTGCGGGGTGGTTGCGGTTCATGCAACCAATAGCTACGGGCGATTAGATGGCCGGGGCGTTTCACCCCCAGCGAGTGGCGTTGGGAATCATGCGGTGTTGGTCCATGATGTCCGGCTTTCTCCGTCTGGCGGTTATGAATTTGAGTCGGCCAATTCATGGGGTTTGAAGTGGGGGAACCGTGGCCACAACTGGTTGACGTGGGCCAGCCATTTGCAGTCGACCATTAAATATCATGCGTTTTATCTGATTCGTTCGGCTGGGTTTGCGGACTCTGATTTGCCGGGGGTGATTGTATGATCTTTACGCCAACGCTCCTTGCTGCGGTAGATACAAGCTTGGTGGGTATATTGCTAGGTGGATTGAGCGTTCTTTCTGGTGTGGTGATTCATCTTTATAAACAGGTGGAGCGCAACACCGAAGCAATCAAAGCCGACTTGAAGGAATGCCGGGAGGATCGGGAAGCGTTGTGGAAGTCGATTCAGTCGATAGAACGCAAAACAGGAGATGGCAAGTGAGCTATCGAAAAGTCATTGAGTCCATCGACGGCTGGGAAGACCTGACTGAAGCGCAGATTCTTTTCAACGCCAAAGACCCAATCCACCTGCTGGTCGATCGCCAGATGTGGACGCTGCTGGGCATCGCACAGATCGTTGGTGATGCAAATGTCGAGCCATTGATTTCCTTCCTCCAGTCGATCGGGCTGGGCTGGATCGTTCATCAGGCTGGCGGGTCTGGCCTGCCGATTGGTGATGCTGAATTCAATGCAAAGTTGCTCGCCATTCAGCACCCAGCGTGCCAAGCGATCGCGGCTGTTGGTCGTCGGATGGTCTCGCTTTGTGGGCTGAACAAACTGCCAGAAGCAGACGCGCAGATTGTCGCTGCGTGGAAGTCGATGAAAGTGGAAAAGAGAAAGTCTGAACTGCGCAAGGCATCGTCAGACCAGCACAATGCCAGTGCGAATCGGCATAATGCCAACATCGCGGCCATCGACGAATGGGACGGCAACCCAGCGACGGAGCCTAGCTTGTGACAATCTCCCGGATTAGTTCCGCATCTGCCGCTTCTGATTCTGTCACTCTCGGCACGCACGCCGCTGGTGACATGATATTCATCTGGTCGTGGAATGACGGATCGGCGACAATACCATCACTGCCTGCTGGCTGGCTGAGCATTCACACCGCCACCGCCGCGACGGGATCTTATCGGCTTGGATACAAGCTGGCGGCCAGTGGCAGCGAGACATCTGGAACATGGACCAATGCCGACGGGCTCATCGCTGTTGTTTATCGCTCGGATGTTGGTATCGTTGTGCCTGCATTTTTTGCAACGAACACGGCCACTAATACGACCGTCGCATATTCGGCAATCGTGGCCGCCGCGAACCGCGAAAACGTTGACCAGTGGTTTTTCGGCGCCGCTGTTCAGCGCAACGAAACGAACGCTCTAGAGACTGCGCCAAGCGGAATGACAAATGTGACTAGCCAAGTCGGCACTGGTTTCAAGATGGCTTGGCACGATACGAACGCTGATGCGAATTCATTCACCGCTGCGAACGTGTCCGTGACAACCTCCGCTCTTTGGCGAACTGTTGTTGTCCAGGTTTTCGAGCAAGCATACCCGACATCGAGCGGTGGCGGCGCGATGTTTCTTCCTCGTGGTTTTGACGGGGGATATTTTGGATGAAACGAACGATAAAGGCCGGAACGACCGACTTTAACTTGACCGTGATTGCTTACGACAACACAAGCACGAGCGGTGCTGGGCTCTCAGGCCTTACTCACACCACCAGCGGTCTAATTCTTGAGTACAGGCGATCAGGTGATTCTTCATGGACTCAGCTTGGCGTAGGAACTGGACTGGTTGCTGGTACCTTGGGGTCTTATGTGAGTGGCGGTATCGTTGCGAGCGGTTCCCGCTCTGGGAGATACCAAATAGGCATCCCTAACGGGGCGATCGCAGCAGGTGCCACATTCGTTGAGATATGTCTTCGCGGCGCGACAAACATGCATCCGGTCGACATAGAAATTCAGCTCGATGCCGTTGACTACCAGACCGACGCATTCGGTGCACTCAAGCCAACCACGGCTGGTCGAACGCTCGACGTCTCTTCTGGTGGCGAGGCTGGCATCGACCTTGCCAACGTTGGCTCTCCATCGACGACTCTGAACCTGAGCGGAACAACGATCAAGACGGCGACGGACATCGAAGTCGATACGCAGGACATCCAGAACCGTCTCCCATCCGGCTTGGTTGGTGGTCGCATGGCGTCGATCGCGGAAGTTGTCGGCGACAAGACAGGCTACGCACTGACGCAAGCTTTCCCGTCTAACTTCGCCGCGCTTGGAATTAATGGATCTGGTCACATCTCCCGCGTCACGCTGGTCGATACCACGACCACGAACACTGACATGCGAGGAACTAACAACGCGGCACTGGCCAGCAATTGGACCGCGACAAGGGCTGGATATCTCGATTCCGTTTTGATCGCAGCGAACAGCAATCGCACGGTGCAAGTGACTGGATCACATCACGTAGCCGCCGACATCCACGAACTACAGCCCGCAGTCATTGATAACACCCACTTTGCCGCAGGTGCGATCGACTCCAATGCACTCGCAGCATCTGCCGCGACTGAGATTGCAACGGCTGTAGGTGC